AATGTTATGATTTATTGTCCAGATAAATATAAAGCAAATTTCCCTGATTTAAATGAAGAATATAAGCTTCTTAAAGGTGAGTTAGATGATAAAGAAGCTCGTATTACTTTAGCTAAATTCTTGAGAAATAATGTTGGTTTTACAACTGAATTATTATCTGGAATTAAACTTGCGCCATTCCAAGAGATGATTCTCAAAGGAATGATGAACCGTAATTTTTGCATGAATGTTCTTGGTCGTGGCTGTGGTAAAACATTCCTTGGTGGTGTGTTTTGTTTTTTGCAATGTGTATTTGAACCTAATACTAAAATTCTAATTGCGGGACCAACTTTTAGAACTGCGCGTTTTATTTTTAATTATTTAGAAAAGATTGTCGATTCAAAAGGCGGCGAACTTCTTCAACAAGCTTTCGGCGTGAAAGCTAAACGAAACGATCAATATGAATGGCAAATTAATGGAGGTTCCATTACAGCTATTCCTCTCAACGGAGAAAAGATTCGTGGTTTTCGCGCCAACATTCTATTACTAGACGAATATCTTCTATTACCAGAAGATATAATTAAAACAGTTTTGATGCCATTCCTTGTTGCTCCTCAAAACATGAAGGAGCGTATGGAAATAAGAGAAATTGAAGATAAGTTGATTAAAGATGGTTATATGAAAGAAGAAGAAAGGATGGTATTCCCAAATACCTCAAAAATGATCGCTCTTTCTTCTGCTTCATTTACATTTGAAAATTTATATAAAACTTATAAAGAATGGAATGATAAAATCTATTCTAATGAAGTTGGCGATGCTACTTATTTTATAGCTCAAATGAGTTATGAAGCTTTGCCAGCGCACATGATTGATAATACAGTTATTGAAGAAGCTCAAAACGGCGGCACTTCTCATAGTTCATTTTTAAGAGAATATTGCGCTCAATTTACGGACGGTAGTGATGGTTATTTCAGCGCAAAAAAAATGCATGAATGTACCATTCCTGATGGCGAAGCTCCATATACATTAATCAAAGGCAAAGGTAATAATAAATATATTTTAGCAATCGATCCAAGCTTTTCTAACAGTCCAAGTTCTGACTATTTTGCTATGTCTGTTTTTGAATTGGACGAAGAACGCAAACAAGGAACATTAGTTCATGGTTACGCAGTCGCTGGTGGAAATTTAAAATCGCATATTAGTTATTTGCATTATTTAATGACTAATTTCAAGATTGTGATGATATGTATTGATAATGCTGGATATCAATTTATTGATAGCGCAAGAGAAAGCGAATTATTTAAGAAGTCTAATATTAATTTAGGATTTTTTGAAGCTGATACAACTCTTGAAGGAAATGAATATATAACTATGACGCGCAAAGCTGCTAGAGAATATAATATTGAAAAAGGCGCGATTTGTTTTAAACAAAACTTTACTACAGATTTTATTCGTAAAGCTAATAATTATTTACAAGCTTGTATAGATCATAAGAAAGTATGGTTTGCTTCTAGAACATCTGCTAATAATGAAGCTTTTGATATAGAAAGTTCGCATCATGTTAATTTAGATGCTGTTGGTCATGAATCTATTTTAGATTTCATTGAATTCCAAGATAATATTATATATCAGACGAAAAAACAATGCGCTTTGATAGAAGTAAAATCTTCAGCAAAAGGTTCTCAATCTTTTGATTTGCCACAACATCTTAAAAGAGATATGTCGCCAGCTAGAGCTAGAAAAGATAATTATACTACTTTGATGTTAGCAAATTGGGCGACAAAATTTTATTTTGAGATTGAGACTTCTTCAAAAATTAAAGAAGTAACTACTTTTTCGCCAATAATGATATAAAAAGGTGTAATTAATAAAAATGCCGCAAAGTCTTATAGGTTTAAAGCAGATTAAGTCAGGAGAAATTGGGAGTTATATAACTGGAGCTTTAGGAGTATCAAGTACTGGAGCTACACTTTACACTTCTAAACCTTCTGTATTTAATAGCTCTCTTACAGTTAGCGGCGCGGCTGATTTTAAAGATACCTCTTATGTCAGAGAAGATTTTCAAATCGCTTCTGGATTATTAGTATCTGGAAATATAACTGGTTTAGGAACTTTAAATATAACTGGAAATGCAAGATTTGATGGAGATGCTTCTTTTGATAATCCAGTTATTTTAGAAGATGCTATAACGGTATCTGGTGCTGCTGGATTTTCAGGAACTTCAAGATTTGATGCGGCGGCGACATTTAATTCTTCTGCCACATTTAATGATCCAGTATCTTTAACTGATAATTTTACTGTTAGTGTTGCTGGAACAACTACTTTAAACGGACCCTTTTCATCTTTAGGAAATGCTACTATTGGTACAAATGCTGGTGGATCTACAACCACATATTTAGTTGGAAATAATATATTTTCTGGAAATGCTAATTTTTCTGGAACTAATTATTATGCAGGTGCAAATAGATTTTCTGGAAATGTTGTATTTGATAGTGGGGTAACTTTTAATAGTGGAAATATTGTTTTTAGTGGAACTGGACAAGGATTTGCTACAAAAACAACTTTTTCTGGAGACGTAGCATTATTAGGAAATACAACTGGCGTTTCAGTTCAAGTTACTTCTTCTTTAGGCGTTTCTAATGCCGCAACATTTACTAGCAGCGGACAATCATTTTTCTATAACGATGTTTTTGTTTCTGGCGCTGGAAATGATTTAATATTAAGAAATAATTCTATTCTTCAATTATCAGATTCTGACGTTTCTCAATTAAGCGGTGTTTCTGATTATAATGAATCTTATATAAATTTAAATAGCGGTTCTTTCTTAGAAATAAAGAGTGGATCAAAAGAAACTTTATATAAAGATTCTAATTTCATGGTAAAGAGCGGAGCCAAATTTACCGTCGAAACAGGTATACATACTCAAAATGATGGATCTATTCCATCTTCTGCAACTGTGCCTACAGGCCAATTATATGTTCAACAATTAACTGTAAATGGTGTAACTTATCATGTATTGGCAATAAGAAAGTGGGTAGCTTAAAATGAAATCGAAATTTAAATCTCAAGAAACAGAACCTTTAATGGTATCGACAGCTTCTTCTGTCACAAGCACAAGAAGAAATAAAGCTGGTAGCATTGAAAGAACTGATAAATTTAAAAATATCGATGATGGCTTAATGCCATTTAAGTATACACGCACTAATTTTGCCGACAGAAGTACAATTGATATTAAAGATGCTACTATATTATGCCAAAAAGCTTATTATAATTTTGCACAATTTAGAAATGTCATTGATTTGATGACAGAATTTTCTGTTAGCAATTTATATTTCCAAGGAGGTACAAAAAAGGCGCGAGATTTTTTCGAAGCTTTATTTAATAAAATAAATCTTTGGAGTTTTCAAGATAGATTTTTTAGAGAATATTACCGTTCAGGAAATGTTTTCGTTTATCGTTTCGAAGGCGTTATTCAAGAAGAAGATACAAATCGATTGATTCAATTACTAGGAAGAGGTCCATTAAATATATCTAATGTTAAAATTCCAGTTCGTTATGTTATTATAAATCCTGTTGATATTCAATTTTCAAGTGGAAGCTCTTATCTGACTGGTAGTTATTATAAAGTTCTTAGCGAATATGAATTAAGTAGATTAAGAACAATTACTACTGAAGAAGATCAACAAATTTTTGATAGTTTTGATGCTGATACTCAAAACCTTATTAAAACTTCTAAGATTGGTTCTTTGAGAATTGTACTTAATCCAGAGAGATTTAAATCTGTATTTTATAAAAAGCAAGATTACGAGCCTTTTGCCGTCCCAATGGGATATCCAGTTCTTGAAGATATTAATTTCAAAGCTGAATTAAAGAAGATGGATATGGCAATTGCTCGCACAATGCAACAAGCCATTCTATTAGTAACAATGGGATCTGAGCCTGAAAAAGGCGGCATCAATCAAAAGAATTTAGAGTCGATGCAAAAATTGTTTGAAAATGAATCTGTCGGTCGCGTTCTTATTGCTGATTATACTACAAAAGCTGAGTTCGTAGTTCCTAAGATTGCTGATTTACTAGATCCTAAAAAGTATGAAACAGTTAATAATGATATTAATCTTGGTCTTAATAATATCCTTGTCGGAGGAGAAAAGTTCTCTAATCAAGAAGCGAAGATTGACGTATTTTTGGCGCGATTAAATCAAGGTCGCCAAGCTTTTTTAAATGACTTTTTAATTCCAGAGATAAAGAGAATATCGAAAGCTCTTGGATTTAGAGGATATCCAATTCCTTATTTTGAAGAAGTTAACTTGAAAGATAATACAACTCAAAATCGTGTTTATACAAGACTGCTTGAACTTGGCGTATTAACTCCAGAAGAAACTCTTAAGGCTATTGAGACAGGTGTTCTTCCAGATCAAGAAACTTCTCTTGAGTCTCAAAGAATTACAAAGAGTTTAAGAGATGAAGGTCTTTACTCTCCAATTATTGGAGGCGCAAAACCAGCACCAGAAGCAGGAAGACCTGTTGGTACAACAAAAGTCAAACAACAAGTTAAAGCTGAAGAAGATAATTATAGTTTCAATAAAATAAAAGATAACATAATTAAATTTCAACAACTTCAAGGATCTGTTGAGAACTTCTTAAAGAAAAAGCATAACAAGAAAAAATTAAACGAAAACCAAAAGCAAGTCGCAGAAGAAATTTCAAAAATTATTATTGCAAATGAAGCTGTAGAATCTTGGGAAAACAATGTAGAAAAATATTGCAATAATCCAATAGATTCTAATTCAGAAAGAATAAATGAGATAAATAATATCGCTATTAAACATGAAATTGATCCATTTATGGCGTCGATTTTATTAAATAGTAAAATTTAATTTAAAAAAATAGTGTAATATAATAAAAATAATGAATTCAGAAGCATATAATGAACCTATTGAAATAGAATACAAGAAGCAGGAGATAAGAACTCCTTCCGAAGATATTGCTGTTTCTGGAGAAAATTTTATATTGCCAAAGCTAGAAAAATTAGATGTTGAGATAGAAGCTAAAAGAGCGGGTCCAAAAAGTGCCGCGCAAACTCCAGCTAAACCTTCTGAAAAAAGAAAAGGTTCTAATAAAAATAAACCCGGATCTGCTGGAGAAGATGGCGGCGCGATAACATTCTCTAATAAAGTAGTTGAAGCTTTAAAGAATAAAGCTAAAGAACATAATTCTAAATATTCTAGAAAAGTATCTTTGTCTCAATTAAAAAAAGTTTATCGTAGAGGAGCAGGAGCTTTTAGTTCTTCTCATCGTCCCGGTAAGACAAGAGGGCAATGGGCTATGGCGCGTGTAAACATGTTTTTAAGAATGATGTCTGGTAAATCAGTTAAAGATGCTTATAGAAAAGCTGATTCTGATGTTGCTCGTAGCTCTGAATCTATAGATGTATCTGATAATTGGGAATTAGAAGATATAGATTTTTCTCAAGCTGATGTTGATATAAAAGAATATGATTTGAATTATGATTTTGAAGATGTAGAAGAACTTTATTTAGACGAAGAAGATAACTCCAATAAATTCTGGTATGAACTATAACAATCCAATAGAATTAGATTTTTCAGATAAA